CCCACCGTGAAAGACCTTGACACACTCGGCGTGCCACCATTCCACACCGGCCCAGTAGACGCGCTAAACGACACAGTCTGCTGGCGCGTACTCGTCGGGACCGTCACTGAGCGGCGCGCGATCTCCTTCTGATCCCACGAATTCCACGCAGACGAAAACGAGTAGGCCTGACTGCCAGTGATCCGCCCACCCAAACGCAGCGTGTCATTAATACCACCATGACCATAGCCAGCAGCCCGAATGTAATACACAACCGTCAGCGTCACACTCTGCGTACGAGGACCCACCGACACCGGCGAACTGAGCACGTCAATACCCAGCTGCAAATACCCAGACGTACCACCCCACACAACAGCCACTTATGCCACCCCAATCGCATCCCTGACCGCAGGCCGCAACCCCCGGTCAAAAAACTCAGCCACATCCGCATACCGCCGCAAATCATCAGCACGGAACGACACATTCACATTGAAAGTGTCACCGTGGCCGCGCTGCAAAGCCCGCTCCTGCTCAAACGTTCGGATCGTCTCAGGCCGCCCAGTCCCATTCATGGCCACAGTCAGCCCAGGCATCAGCAGGCCGCCACTGTCATATGTATGCAGCCCGTTTTCAGCAAGCGACATTGCACGACTAGACATTCGCCGATTACCACGACCGCCACCGTATACGCCAGCAGAAGGAGAACCCCAAATACCCGTATACCTGGCGTTCAAACCGGGGCGGGGCTCCTCAACCATCATTCCCCGGCCAGCAGCAATAGCCACATGCCAGGCAGGATTACCCCAGAAAAGCAGCGTCCCAGGCGTATTCCGGTTCCCCGGTTGCGACGCGGACTGGTACCCGGCGGCCGTCAGACGAGGCCACCCCAATCCCAGCTGCTGAGCAGCCCAGTACACGAGGCCGGAGCAGTCCAAGCCTGCGCTTGTCGATCCGCCCCACACGTACGGAATCCCACGAGCAACAGCCCGCATAGCCGCACTCACCAAGCCCGCCGCGCCTGGAGGCGTGATCTGGTCAGACTGCCGCTTGAAAAAATTCGGAATGGCGCTCAGCAGGCTGCTGATAGCGCCAGTACCCATTTTCGCGAAAAGACTGTTCCCAGCCCCGGCCAGCATGTCGCGCACCGGTTTTGTGATGAGCTCAGCGACCGATCCGAGCGGGTCACTCAGAAAATCCATCACCCCGGATGCCTTGTCTTTGAACCAGCCGACGATGCCGCCACCAGCGAAGCGTGTTGCGCCGGGCGGGCGGCCAGACGCAGCATAATTCGCCGCCAAAATACGGGCGGGACCAATAGCCCGCACCAGCTCAGGCACGAGCACGGCTTCGCCTTTGGATAGCATGGCGGGAACAGTGTCCCTGCCTGGAGCGTACCCGGGGACGATGCCGCCACCAGCGAACCCAAGCTTGATAGCAGGCAACCGCAGACCGGCGGGTAGGGACAGTTTGTCGGCGACACTGTTGACCAGGGAGCGCAGTCCGTTGTTATACACAGTGTCGACCACGAAGCGCACGGGCTTGGCCGCGATTTCCTTGAGCCCGTCCCACACGCGCTTAATACCGTTTTTCATGGTCTCGAACGCGTTCTGCGCACCGGTCTTCAGCCCATTGAAAGCCGCCATAACCTTGTCTTTTACCCAGTTCGCAGCAGCTATAGCCGCGTTTTTGATACTGTCCCACAGGCCGGTGAAAAACGAGAGGAACCCGTTCCATAGGGCGCGGCCGCCAGCAAGGAAGGTATTCCAGTTATTGGTGATCGTGCTGGTGATCCAGCTCCACACTGCAATGGCAGTATTTTTGATCCCGTCCCATAGGCCAGTGAAAAACCCTGCCAACGCGTTCCATATCGCCTGACCAGCAGCAATAAACGTGTTCCAGTTATTCGTGATTGTGCTGGTGATCCATTCCCACGCGGCAGAGAAAACAGCCTTCACGCCCTCCCACAAGCCAGTGAAAAACCCTGCGAGCGCGTTCCAGATGGTCATAGCCGTGGTGAAAATGAACGTAAAATAGCCGACCACGAGCGTCTTGATGAACTCCCACGCGGCAGAAAACACGGCTGACACGCCGCTCCACAACGCCTGCCAGGCGGGGCCAATCCACTCGATAAAACTCCGGAAGGCCTGCGTGATAGCCGCCCACGCCTGTTTGCCTGCCTCGGTCTGCGTGAAAAACCATACCAAAGCGCCAATCAAAGCCGTAATAGCTGTAATCACCAAGCCGATCGGGTTGGCTTTCATCGCTAGGTTCAGGGCGCGTTGAGCGATGGCCGCGCCTTTTGTTGCGACAGTAGACGCGACCATCGCGCCTTTCTGAGCAGCCAAAACCGCGATATCCTTGACTTTCGTCGCAGTCGCAACAGCCATTTTCCTAGCAAGATCAGCAAAAGCCAGGGCGTGCTGCTTGACCCAGCTGCCCGCGTACATGGAGTTCAGGATCACCGTCTGAGCCGTGTCTTTGACTTTTGCGAGGCGCGCCAGCATGACGGCTTTTTGCAGCTTGTAGAATTCTCCGATCGCACGACCCAGCTTCAGCCCGCCGATCGCACCAGCCAGGGTGCCAGCCACGCCAGCGAGAATACTCATCGCCGTCTTATTCCGCATGACCGCGCCAGACAAGCTCATGATCTTGCCCAGGACACGACCCACGACCGGGACGAGCGTTTGGAGTACGTTCCACGCTTCACTGATCACTGGCTTGAGGACGGCGAAACCGCCCTGCGCCAGATCCACCACGCCATCTTTCAGAGCTGTGACCCACGACCAGTCCACATTAGACGAACCGTCAATAATCCCAGTGATCAGGCTCGTAATCCTGCTAGCAGTATCACCGACGACCGTGCCGAACTGCTCAAACAAGGGCCCAGCCTGCGTGGCCACCGCGTCAACTGCTGGGATCAGCTTATTGAAAGAATCACGCAGCGCGTTTAAGACTGGGGTGGCCGCACCCTCACCCAACCTGCCCAACGCGGCTTTGATGTTCGACCATGCGCCCTTGAAAGTGTCACCGGCCTTGAGGGCGGCACCGCCGATCCCCTCCTGCATTGCAGCATTAAATGTGCCGAAATCGATCTGGCCTTTGCTGACCATTGTGGAGATTTCTTCACTGGTCTTGCCCAGGTGTTTTCCGAGCATGGCGAGGACTGGCACGCCAGATGACGTGAGCTGGAGGAGGTCGTCGCCTTGGAGTTTTCCGCGCGCAGCGACCGACCCGAAAATCGCGCCCACGTCAGTGAGCGACCGGCCAGAGATCTGCGCCGTATCAGCCACGGTCTTCAACGCGCCCTCGAGATCGGATCCGGCCTGCACGCCAGACGCAGACAGGGACGCGGCCACAGTCGCCGCATCACCCAAACCGTACGCCGTGCCCTTCACACTATTCAGGGCGTTTTGCATGACCTTGTCGACGCCTTCAGCGTCCATGCCGATGCCTGAGAGTTTTGCGCGCGCGTCCTCAATCGCCAACGCGCGAGAAATACCACCAGTAGCAGCCAGACCAGTGACAGCAGCACCCAATCCTCCCAGCGCGCCCGCCCCGACCTTGGTCACGGTCTTAAAAGCGCCACCCAGTGCGCCGGTAATCACGCCGGACGCCTTGTTCGACGCTTTCCCCGCACCGAGATCACCCATCTGTCGGGAGACCTCTTTATGGAATCCCGTCAGCGATGGGGCGATTTGAATCCACGCTGTACCTAGCTGATACCCCGATGCGGCTGCCATTCTTCCTCCACTATTCGCTTGTACTGTGCTGCCTGCTCATCCACCTAGCAGCCTTACGCGCTGTCTGCGCGTCCCGCTCCGCCTGCCTGTCCTGCCAGCCTGTCTCAGGCGGTTCCAGTGGGCGCGGGACCTTACTCTTGTTGCCACCCAACCCGGTCCACAGGATTGAGACAAGGCGGTTTGCTGCGAGGAAAACCGCGTTTGTCTCATCACTGACTGACGCGGGGCCGCCCATCGCACGCATGAGCGCGCAGCCGGGCGGCAGGTTCGCAGCTAGAACGGCAGCCCTACGCAGCGTCAGTCTGCCGGTGAAAATGTCGGTCAGGTTGATGCCGTATTCGGCTTGGAAGCTAGCTTCTAGGGGCTCCCAGTATTCGCCCGTCAGTCGGACGAACCCGAGGATTTTCCCCCATCAACAGCCTCGATCACGCCGCCAAGCCACGTGATAACGGCTTCCATCGTGATTTTCCCGTCCTTGCCGCGCAGCGGCTCCAATGCTGCCGCGCGCACTGCCGGGTCAGGCCAAATCGCGTGAATCAGAGGGAACGGGTTATCAGAGTTGAGCGCGTCCAGGACCTCAAAATCATTAAAAAGATCTTGAGTCAAATCAACGGTGATGCCACGACAGGTGACAGTGATTTTCTTGTTTTCAGTGTCTTTCACGACACTCGTCTCACGCTTGGCCGCCTCACGGGCTTTTGCCTGTGTGCGCTGACGTGACCGCTGCGCCTGACGAGCTGGTGATGCTTGCTTAGCCATAGAAAGATTTCCTATTCTTCCACGAAGAAAAATAAATCAAACGGTGCGGGGTCGTGCCAGGAGCGGAAGGACAAGGCGCCCCCAGCACGACCACCACACACCGCAGCCACTACCCGAAAATTAGTGGCTTTCCGCGCCAGACGAAGCAGGCGCGGTAGACGCGCCCTCCAGCATTTCTGGCGCGTTAGAAATCAGGTAGTAATTTCCCAGCACCTTCAGCGTGTGATTGTAAGCGCTGATTTCACCATTCTTGAACGCGAGCCCCTCGCGCTCACCCAGCGTCAGGTGCGGGAACACGTAGCGGAAATGAATCTTCTCATTGGACGTGTCGTACAGGTCGACCATGCCGCACAAGTCCTTCACCTGCCGGGAGGACTTCGCCTTGATACGCACAGCATCACTACCGGCCTTTTCGACTTCACCATCGAGATAAGTAACGACCGTCTGCAACTTGGATTCCAGCAGTGCGGCCGTGAAAGACGTCGTGGAATCAGACATGAACGTCTTGACCACACCGTGGCCTTGGTAGCCTTTCAGGTCGTCGGTGGAATCATCGAAACCGAGCTCCATTCCCTCGTCACTGATCCACCCGCAGTCGACGAGGCCGTCTGGCGCCTTGTCGGTCAGCGTGGTGAGCTTGTCGAGCTTGCCCGCCAGTTCTTTCGTGTATTTTGCGAGATACAGCGCATCATTGTCGGATCCGAACATGTGCGCGAAATCTGCGTTAAGTTCAGCCATCGTGAACACCCTTTCTTATGATTATCGAAAATAAAAGCCCCGCGACCTGTCAGGCGGCGGGGGTTGTCTTGATTGTGATCTGATACGTTGCCGTGCAGCGCGCCTGGGCAGTGTCGGGGTCAGGAAACTCAGCAGGCGTAGTACCATGCACGCTCACGACCGGGCTGGTCACAGTAGGCAGCGACTCCATCACGTCATTCACAGTGAGCGCCAATCGCATGGCGCGCGCCGTACTCTCCGCATAGGAGTCCACAGTGACCTGCGATTCCTGCAGGACACGATCATGCCTACCACCACCGCCAGTTGAAATGACGCGCACGAACCGCGCGGGCTTACTGGCACCGTCAGGCCTGGTGGACACGACCTGCACACCGTCTAGGAGGCGCTTCAGCAGGCTCATCACAATGAGCTTCGCGTCCACGCTCACAAAACCGGACAATTTAGCCTCCTCTCGCCTGGCTGCCGATAGCCCGCTCGAGCAGGTGATGTTTGGCTTGCCGTGCGCGCGCTTTCGGGTGTCCAGCCACCACGTACGCGCGCACGCGCTCGCCAGTACGAACCCTCACGTCGAACTCGCTACCGGCAGCATCCCTGATCTGACTGGCTTTCGCCTCCACTAGGCGGCGCGTCTGACTACCCGTGAGCAGCTGACTAATCGCGTCACGACGCGAAAAGAATCGCACTCTACGAGCCATCATCCACGCCTTTCAGGGACACGACCATGCCGGACGGCCACCACTGTGGCGCGCCTTCTACCCGGTACTGACCGCCCATCACCTCAATGAGGTCGCGGGCTGTCACGCGCGGATGCTCGCCCCGCCAGTACAAGGACGGCAAGCTGATCACCGGTTTTTCACCAGGATTGACCGGCTCACTCGTCCTGCCCGGGGCAAACAGGGCGGGCGGAAGCTCCACGCGCACTGGGGTTCCGGGGAGCGGGTCACCGTACTCGTCCACGCCACCACTGGTGGTGCGGATGAGCGTGACGGGGACTTTCCAGTCATCCATCACTGCGATCACCAGCCAGCAGGTCCACCTCGAACGCCCGTCCGACACCGACACCGAGACTCTTGCGCTCGGCTTTCGTCAGGTACAGGTCGCCCTGCGGATTCGCGTAAGAGAATTGCTGCGTGAACGGCCCGTCGGTCGTGCTCATGGAGGAGACCCCGCCGGGAATGCTGTCGCTGCCCATTGCTCGGCGCACAACCTGGCAGGAAACGCGTTTCAGCGTGGACTCAGACAGCTCGCCCCACCGTCTGGTGGTGGTGCGGATCAGGTCGGCGGCATCGAGGAGCAGGACCTTGGCTCGTGCTTGCTCCTGTTCGGACAGGCCACGCCACCGCGCCTCCAGATCAGCGACCGTTGCGAACGCTTCTTCGCCCTGCTCCTCCATGCTTATCCCTCTTTCTTCGCTCGGCGTGCCGCCGTTTTGCGGGCGGGAGCCGGTTTCTCCGGCACGAAATCACTGCCCAGAGTTTTTGCCGTCTCCTCGTCCACGTCCACCAGCACGCCGGTCACACGATCACGCAGTCTCACCGGAACCGGCCTTTTCCGCGACAATCGCGAAACGCTCGGTGAACGCGTACCAGCCGTACACGATCTCCAGACGCAGAGCGATCTGGTTCCTGCGCTTCAGGTCACCCTGACCGTCCGGGTCACCGAAGCGGATCAGCTCGATCGGCAGCTCACGCTGCACACCCCAACGGATACCGTTCTGGAAGTCACCGAGAATCGCGCGAACCTTAGTGTCCTTAGCTTCAGGCACACCGGAAACCGTGTTGCCCTGGGCGACATTCACGCCCATGAAGCTTGTGACGTTGGTTCCGAATCCGAGCTGCGGGTAACGCAACTGAGAGGTCTCGCCCGTGCCGTCTTTCACCTTGAGGCTGGCGAGCTTCCACGCGAACTTGGGGTCCATTGCCACGCCATTCACGCCCCACGAGGGAGCAGCGTTGATGAGAAGACCTGCAGCAGCGCGGAAATCATCATCCGCATCAGCCTTGTCAGCCTCGACTTTCTTCGTGGTCGCCGTGATGTAGTTGTTCCACGAGGAGACAGCGTTACCGGTCAAGGGGTTGATGCGGTGGAAGATACCGAGGTCGAGCGCCCTGGACAGTGCGACCTGACCAGCGTCAGCCAGCTCGCTGATCACACCCAGCTGATAGTCCTCATCAGCCCACTGGACCTCTTCGTTGAATCGCAGGGTGACCTGCGCCTTGTGCGGTGCCACGCTCACAGATGTGAACCCGCCACCAGTCGAATTCTTCTCCGCGCCCTCTTCCACGAACTCGGCTTTGGGGAAGTCGTTGAAAACGATGACGTCCTGCGAGCCGAAACGCATGGGGGAGCGGGTGGACAGTTGTGCGACGAGGCTGGTCGAGCGAGCCTCCTTCACCATGCCGTCAGCGATTTCGCGAGGCATAAGAACCTTAGCGTCGGTTGTAGAAAAAACAGCCATGACTGGCTCCTTCCTGATTTTTAGTCGCGGCCAAACAGTTCGCGCACGAGCCGCTGACCGTTAGAAATTGAAGAACTGGGTTGGTCGCCTTGGCCTCGCACGACTGGCGCGACAGGGCGACTAGAGATGACTTCTTTGAGAGACTGTGCGTGAGCCTTAATGTCGTCGAGCGTGGAACCACGCAGCACGCTTTCCGGGACCCCGGTTTCTTTCGCGACGTCATGTTTCCACTGTTCGATCTGGTCACGCTCCTTGAACTCACTGACCTTAGCTTCAGCCTCTTCAAGCTTGGCCTGCAGGCCGCTCAGCTTGCCTGCCTGCTCTTTGAGCTGGTCGTAGTCAGCGAATTTCTTGCGTTCTCTCACCAGGCGGTTTTCAATGATCCGGTCGAGGTCTTCCTGACTGGTGACCGGCTTGAATCCGCCTGTGTTTTCTGCCCCGTTGGCACCAGTGTTGATGCTTGCGGTTGAATCAGACATGGTCTGTTCCTTTCTTCCCGTTTATGGCTCGTCAGCCTTGTTGGTCCAGCCAATGTTCTCCGGGCTGTTTACGGAGCGCCACAAGGGGGCATAACAAAACCCCGCATGGCAAAGACCAATGCGGGGCAAAATGGGCGAAAGGTTCGCTTCTTACCTACTTGCGGAAGTAAATCTCTTGAAGCTCCAGAAACTCTTCTTCCAAGTAGTCTCGTGGGCCGCCAAACTTCTTAAATAGTTCATACAGCTCATCTGACAACTTCGTATCATGGTTGCACAGGACATCTGAAGCTGCCTGACATGCTGCTGAGCCATCAACCTCATACAATGCCTGAAGCTCTCTTGAATCAGGGTCATTTTGGCCTCTGACAGAGTCAACCAGAGCAAAAAGCCCTGACGCAAGTTTGGCAAAATCGTCCATAACGCTAATCTACCATTATTCCAACCCTCTGTAGGCGGTAGTTACGCGCGTGATGCCTTTCTTTACAGAAAATGCAACATATATAGTTTCCCCGTTCCAAGTGCCTACATACAGATTTCGTTTTCCCTCGCTTAATTGTCCTTTACGTAAAACGGCTCGGATTGCTTGAGCTATTTCGTTTTCAGTCCAATCCTCCGGAAATTCCGTTTTATCGTTGAGCCATCCATACCCGTACTCGTGTCCGCCCTGATTATTAAGGTCACCGTAGAGGATATGATTCCATTCTTTAGCCCGCAGCAATGGGAGATCTTCGGGCCAATCGTCAGGCGGCTCTGTAGGTACTGCGGGAGGGAGCCTGTGACGAGGGGTTTCAGGAATCGCCATGTCATCAAGTCGCGATCGAGCCCTGCGTCGAAGCTCGACCATCTGAGAAACTTGCATGGTGCCATCTTTCGATGCACCCTTAATTGCTTTAGCCGGACGCTCTTTGCCAGAGCGACGCGTTTCAATGCTGTCTTTAAAAGTATTCTGGAATTTATGCCTCATAACCATAACAACATGGTTTGCGTTATTGGGATCAAGTCCCTCATCCTCAGCAATTATCCGCGCCGCCTTGTACTGCGCATACAGCGTGTCCGGGTCGTAGCCGGTGATGTGAGCGCTTGTGGCTTCAAACGATGGGACGATCTCGCAGTCGCAGTCATTGTGGAAGGTGCCTTCGACGAAGCCGGCTGTCTCTTTCGTGCGGTACACGAAGCCTCTGGAGGCGAGCATTGCGCACCATGCGCACGTGTGCGCGCCGCGAGGAACCCTGGCGTAACGCGGCTTCGCCGGGTCAAACTCAACGTTCCTGGCCACAGTGTCGCGGCCGGAGTATTTGACCCAGGCTTGCACGCACCCCTCCAGTACGCGCCGCACCTGCCCGGGGTCATCGCCCCACAGGCCGCCGGCAGCCCACCGCACGGTCTCCACGATCGCCTCGCGCTTCACGCCACTACTGAGCACGGTCTCGTAGGGCGGGAGGCCTGCGACTTTGCTGCGCAGATTCTCATACCACTCGGCAGCAGCAACAGCCGCAATATCCCCATAGGTAGCGGCCAGCTGGGGAAGAAATTCCAGCAGCGCGTCACGCACCACCGCGGGCTGCGTCAGGTCGAGCAGTGCGAAGAACTTGCGCAGGTCGCGTTGTGCCAGGCGAACGATTTTGCGTGTCTGCTTCGAGTAACCAGACAGGTTTTCGCGTGTCGCCACTGCTCATCACTCCTCAGGCGCTTCAGGCTCTGCCTCGTCTGGAAGCTGGGCGAGACGATCCAACACGCCACCAGCCGCACTACGCGTCAGCTCGGTTTTCATCTGCTTGATCTCTGTATTCGTGAACCCGGCCCTGCGCATTCCAACGGTCGTGCCAGCCGCGTCAGGAATAGCCTGCGCGATCTTCACAATGAAATCGGATGCGGCCTGCGGGGAGACGTAGCGTGCGGGGGTCCAGTTGACGTCCAGCTTCCACGAATCAGCCGGAGGAACGTCCAGGTTGTCACGCACCATCACGATGTCTTCAGCGACCCTGCGCAACGCCGGGCGGAAAATGCCCCACTGATACTCAGCTTCATCACTCAGGGAGTATTCGGCTGCTTGCATGGCTTCCGCGCTGGCCGGGTTGTCCCCGAAAATCCCCACGCTGCTCATCGGCAGGTTCACAGCCGCGCACATGTTCTGCGCCAACTGCCGGTACATTGACAGGTGCGGGTCCATGCTCATCTGCGGGAACTGCCCGACAGTCGGCGCACTGCCTTCCTCGTTCAGTGTGAGGTTCAGAATGCGGCCCATTGTGGCTGTCCACCGGTCCACGCCCTCGAACGCGTCAGGATCAGTACCCACCGCCCACCTTTGCGGGCTGGAGAAGAACTCAGCCGATGTTTCCGTGCGCACCAGCGTCCTGATAGCAGCGTCCGTCAGGTAGCGTACTTCGCGAGTAATACGCGACCGGCCAAACCTGCGGCCAAGCTGCGGGTCATACACCAAAGGCTCCACCAGCACGCGCCCAGTACGGTTCGCCATCCGCTCCATGCGCCACACGCCACTGTCACGAGAGGCCTGAATGATCGAGTCAGGAAAATACAGGACAAACCCGGTAGGAACCGACTTCGTCACGTACTTCGCGTCCGTGGCTTCGCTGCGCGTGCTGGTCACGGCGAGCGCGGCGCGCAGCACGCGCGTCCTGGTGTCGAAAATGCCGGTTGTCCATCTGGCTGAGCGTGCCTGCACCATTACTTCGGGTTCGCCGGCCTGCGTGTCGCCGGGCAGGATGGTGAGGAAGGAGCATGCTTGTTTGTATGCTGCGCTGATTCCCATTGCGAGTTCGGATGTGAACGCTGAGCGCTCCAGTGTTTCGCCCAGGTCGAATGGGTCGAGGGAGCCGTCGAGTGTGTAGCCTTCGAATTTGTGTTTGCGTGCGAGCATGCTGACGGCTTTTTGTGGCCAGCCCAGGGCGACGCGGACCTGCTGCATTTGCGGAGGGATGCTGATCCCGAGGTCTTGGAAGGCGCGGTGTCCGTCGTAGTACGCGTCGAGGAGGTCGTTCTTGAAGGCTTTTGCCTGGATCTGGTTCCACATGGCGGTGAGCATGGCTTGCTCGCTGCCTGTTAGTTCCTCAAACACCGGTGCGCTCATAGGATGATCACTCCTTTCCCGCCTGTCACTGCTTTCGGCCTGCGTCTGGTGGTTCTGGCTGCCCAGTGCGCCAGCGTGACCGCGTCCATTCCTGCAGCCGTCGCTCCTTCGGGCGCGGCCCACCCGAAGCCGCCCGCGTTGCCGATCTTCCTGCGCACGATCACGTTCACCTCGCTGGCCAGCTCGTCATCTTTCAGGTGCGTGATGGTGCCGTCTTTGATTGCCGCGTCCATCATCGAATGCGCGCTGATCACGTCGTTCACGGTTGGTGTCCAAATCACGCGGGATGGGATGCCGTTCGCCCTGAGGCGGTCGATGATGTCTGCAGCGCCGCTCTTCCCGTCGACCACGATCTGTGCCCACCTGTCCTGGTACTCCAGCAGGTAGTCCACGATCCACTGCACGCCGTCGCCCATGGTGCGCACGCCCTGGCGGGTAGCCAGCTCGACGTGGACCTGCTGCGACCTGCCGCGCTCCCTGCCAGCCCTGGCGACGCCCACCGTTGCTCCGTCGATACTGAACCGGACGGCCGCGCACCACTTCAAACCAGGCGGAACCTGCCCGGCTGGGATTTCCAGTTCGCCCCACCGGCCTGCGTTGATCGCAGTCTGGACGTTTTTTCCGTCCCACAGTCCGAGAGCTTCACGCCGGAAATTATCCACCGACCCGAGCAGTTTCTTCATGCGCAGGACAGCTGTTTTGCTCGTGCGGTGCGGGAAAGACGGGTTGGCTTTTGCTATCTGATCCCAATCCAGTTTGCTGCCCTGCCACAACGCGGGGTCAGTCCCATCGTCCGCGCCGAACTCCACATACAGCGTGTCCTTGTCACCGCCTAGCGCGTCGGCGCGCCTGGCTTCGAACACTTCACCCGGATCCTTCGGCCTGGGCGGGGTTCCCATCAGCAGTACGAGCCCGTTTGGTGCCGCGTTCGTCGCCGGAACCATGTCGCTCATGGCGTTCTCGGTCAGGATTTGCGCCTCGTCAAGCACTAGCATGTCGACCTTGGCGAAGCCTCGACCGAACCCTGATTCGCGAGCGCCGAACAGGATTCGTGATCCGTTCTTGAACAGGACGGCCTGTTCGCCGTTCGTCGCACGCACCGCGCTCACATATGCGGCCACTTTAGGTTTGCGGCTCATTGACCGCATTGACTGGAACGTCTCATTCGCCGTCCTCGTCCTGTGCGCTGTCCAAATCACCGTCAAACCAGCCTGCAACATGCACAAGGCGAACGCTATCCACCCAACCGTGTAGGTTTTGCCCGTCTGGCGTGGGATGCTCATGACGACGCCGCCCACGCCAGCCGCATACTGGCCGCCCCGACGCTTCGCCAAAATCAAACTGCCCAAACCGTCCTGCCACGTATCAAACGTGACACCCAGCCTGTCGCACTGCGCCCTGACAGCAGAAAACCCAGTGGACTTAATCCCACTGGGCACATGCAATTCTTTAGCCGCTTCAGATAGTAGAGGGGTCGAACTCCTCGTCACGTGTGTCAATGCGACCCCCAGCCTCCGCGTTGTCTTGAGTGTCGATCGCCTTAATCTCCCGAGCAATATCCATCAGCCGCTTCGTCAACGCCGCCAAGTCACGCGCGGGAGTGTCAGGATTTTCGACCGCCCTAGCAACACGGTCACGCATCGCGACCAGCAGTTCACGCGTGGAACCATCCGACGCGGCCTGAGTCACCGACAGTTTCCGCTTGGATCTGCGTTTACGCTTGGGCGGCTCAATGTCCATGCCGCCTACTACTTTCATGCCAGACACAAACACCACCACCCTTGTTGCTTATGTGAATCGTCTGCCTGTCACGCGAATAAACCGCTGCCGCGAATAAAACTCAACACTGACACCATCAATCACGCGCCGACTGCCAGCCCGCTCACCAGCCTCAACGAACACATGAACACCAGTTCCCGACACGGACCGCTCAGCGAACACGACAGTCTGGCTGATCGTCTCGATAAAGCTGCGCGCCTGATCGTCCGTCACATGATCTAAGTCAAAACACGCCAACCCGCCGCCCAGCATGATGCCAAACCCGTCACCCGCGCCACGCTGAACATCCGCATATGTGCTCCACGTGTCCGGACGGGTTGACGAAGCCGGACACCCACCAGGCGTAATCGGACGCTTCCCATCGCACCGCACCCACGATTTACGGGACGTCATAAGCGCAGGGAACATGGCGCGAGATGCCGCCTTACGGCACCTGTCCCAACAGAACCGCTTCGGCCTGCCAGTCGCCTTCACTTTGAGCGGTTTCCCGCACCACTCGCACCTGCGTTCCATGCCACTATTCTACCACGAAACACCCATTCACCTGCAGTTTGTCCGGAAACTCCAAAAGCCGGACACCACAAACACGACGACCATGCGGAAACCAAGAAAACAACCCAACCAGCCTGAAAAGCGCTCACACAGCCCGCCAGACACGCTCACGGGGATATTCCGTGGGAAGTGGGAAAAACGTCGGGGAGATATTTCGCTATACGCCTTGGGGAGCGCCGGGCGCACCCCAGGGGGCATCCCCCCCGGTCTCAACCACAAACAACCCCTACGTTAACACTCGCCACCGCGCCGCGAGCGGCCTTTCACCACTGCGAACTGCGAACAGAACTTTCAATGCGAATTCTCTTCGCTCGAACCCTGCGCGCCCGGCTCGACTTCGCAACACGCCCAGCGCCTTTCGATTGATTACAACGACGACAAAGCACTTGAACGTTCTCGATCGTGTCTTTGCCGCCCAGCGCGTGAGGAACAATATGATCAGCCTCGGCGCTCACTGGTGTGCGACCGTGAGCATAGTCGAGGACCGCGTGGCAGCGTGGGCAGTGTGTGATTCCTGCTGCTTGGGCTTGTCGTTTGGCTTGCGCTGCGACGCGCTTCCACTTGGATGTGCCGGTGCGTGATGTAACCATACTGCGTTTCACAGCCCCGCTAATGGTTTTTGGGCGCACTGCGTCCCGATTTCATCTTTCACTTTATCAAACAATCAGGCATTTGAATAGTTTTCATGCGCGTGTTGACGGCGGCGAGCGGGTAGGTTTTCGGCCGCCCCGCCCTAGGTTCAACGATGCTCCTATGCACCCACAGGTCGATCTGGTTGTCTGTGAGGGTGGGCCAGATAATCTTGAGATCCTGCCGCGTCACATACACGTCCAAGTCTGTGACGCATTGGAGCCTGACTCTAGCGGCATCACCCTGGGTCAAATACAGCCTGTCACACGTGCTACACCACGCCTGATCCGTCAGGCCGCGCCTGGTGGGGTACTTGTAGATCCTGCCGCCGCATTCGCATGTGCCGACCATTGTGGGCGCGTGGCCGGTGAGGCGGGCGATGTGGTGGTGGATGCGGTGGATCTCGTCCAGGACAGCGTCTGCGTCTGGGTAGTGTTCTGCTGCCCAGGGGATGTCGCGCTGGAGGTCGGCTATCGGGCTGGTGGTGGTGTGCGTGCCGCGCTCACTGGCGATGGCGGCGGCGTACGAGGCGAGGATTTCCAAGGCTCCAACGTGCGTCCTAATCCCCGGCCACCCATCATCAGTCTGATCAATCCTGTGGTCTAGCCCGAAGGGCAGGCCGTCATGCCTGGCGCACCTGGCAGGCGTGATCTTTGCTGATCTGGCTCCGTACACGATGGTGGACCGCGCGGTGAGCAGCGGGAGCCATGCGGCTATGTCGGATAGCTCGCCTATGGCTTTGCTGGTTTTGCGCCTGGTTGCTGTTGTTGTCGCGTCCACCGTCGCGTTCCTTTCGAGTTGGTTTTAATTCTTGCAGGTTGATCTGTGTTTTTCGGCTATCAATAGATGATCTTGTATTCACCAATAAATCTCTCGAATGCTTTTGCGAGGCTTGTAAAAACTTCCTGCATAGCTACGATTTCCATATCCCCGCCGGCTTTTAGCTCGAAACAAACGCTGTCCCCAGCGTTTTCATATGGGATGAGCTCGATGCAAAATGAGTCGGCGAATCTTATGGCTACTCGCAGTCTGGAACTATCGCCGCACGCCGGGTAGTCCTCCAGTTCAAACAGGACTTGCGCTGCCCCATTGTTCTGTGGGTAAAGATCGAACAGTGCGGCCTGCTTGCCTTCTGTTTCAAAGTACTGTTCGCTTGTTCCGCCGAGGTCTTCGATTTTAAACATGTCTATTCCGTTCGTTGCGATTGCTGGTTCTTGGATTTCTTGTGGAGAGATTTCACAGGTCTGTGTCCGGCCTACTGCCCGTCAGCAGTGCGACCAGGTCATTGAGCGTCATGAGCACCCACTGTGAACCGGGGTCCGTGACTGCGCGCCGCTTCGCCACGACGATCCCCGCGAGCGCGTCATCATTCCCCATCTCGGTGTGCGCCTCACTGGTCCATTGGGCGGGCAAGAGGCGGCCTCCGTAGTCTTTGGTTTCGATGGTGATGCGCCTGCCCATGTGCCGCACTCCCGTGATGTCGCCTGTGTCGCGCGCTCCGGTGCGCACTTTCCGGTCGATCCGGTCGTCTACCTGCTGGGCGAGGTAGTTGGCGATGGTGCGTTCGAAGCGTGCTCCTGCTTGGCGTGCGCTCCTGTTGGTGCGTGTCACTGGTGGTGTCCTTTCGTGTTGATAATGTCGCGTCCTATTTCAGCGAGCAGTCTGGTCACGCTCGCCCCCTCGGTGTGGATGCTCGCTTCGACGTGGTGATCACTGCCGGGGGTGAGCTGGTCGAGCGTGGCGGCTTTCGTGGTGAGCACCTTGTGGATGATGGGGTCGAGCGTGCCGGGGGCGATCAGTGTGGTGATGGTGACGGGGCTGGCTTGTGTGATGCGGTGGATGCGGTCTTCGGCTTGGGTGACGAGGGCGGGTGTCCATTCGGTTTCCACGAAGAGGGCGTCCTGGGCGCGCGTGAGGGTGAGGCCGACTCCCGCTGCGGTGATTTGTGCGATGAGCACGTCTATCTTGCCCGCCTGAAAGGCGGTCACGGTGGCGTCGCGTTCGGCCTTGCTGGTTGCCCCGTAGTAGGTGCGCACTGTGGCGTGCGGCAGCGTGTGGGTGAGTTTGTCGGCTAGTTGGTGGATGACTTCTGTGTGGATGCACCATACGATGAGCGGGCGGCCAGTCCCCTCAACGTGTGTGGTAATCCAATCTGCGGCTGGGTCGATTTTGAGCATCCCGGTAGCGTGCCGCATCTGTGAGACAAACTCTTTCGCATGGTCTTGCAATTCGGCTTGCGTGTAGCCTTTGCGCTTGAGTTTTGCCGCCACGTCGCTGAATGCTTTGGCGCGTTGCGTGTCGGGAATGTCGACGAGCTGCGTGTAGCGCGTTTTGGGCGGCAGGTCGGACAGGACGCCTTTTTTGGTGCGCCTGCTCCACACGTGGTCGTTGAGCCTGCGGTGGAGGTCTGGCATGCGCTCGGGGATGGGTTCTGGCGTGCCCCAGTAGTTTTCCCGCGTGTAATACGTTTTGAAATTGGCGGGAAAATAGCTGGTTTTGTCGAGCATGGTGAGCAGTGGGAGCACGTCGAGCGGGCTGGAGACAATGGGCGTACCAGTCAGGCAAACAGTTTTTCTGGCTTTCCGGGCGAGGTGGAGCATGGTGCGGGTGCGTTTGGCTCGCACGTTTTTCGCCCGGTGCGCCTCGTCGTAAATGAGGAGGCCGGGCTGCCAGGCTGCTAGGAGGCGGGCGAGTGGTGTGCGGCTGGTGGCGAGCGTGTCACTGGTGATCACAATCCCACCGGCGGGCAGGCGGCGTGGTGTGCGTGTGCTGCTGGTGATGGTGGTGATTGTGCTGGCTGGCGTGTGCTCTGCGATGCCGCTTCGCCGTGTTTCGTTTTCCCAGTTACTAATAAGGCTGGGAGGGCAGATAATAAGAATTCGGCGCGGTTTTATTATTGCCGCAATTAAAAGAGCTTGGATTGTTTTTCCGAGGCCGGGTTCGTCGGCAATTAATGTGTGGTTTTGGAATGCTGCTCGCACCGCGCCGATTGTTTGATATGTGTATGGCTGCGGGGTAAACCAGTTATTTGAATTCAGCGGGTGTTTTTTGTCTTCGACCTCCACGCTGCCGGTCGGTGTTGCCACGATCATACCACGCTGCGCGGCTGCGGGCTGGTGGCTGGGTTGGGAAGCGTGTTGCGGGTGGCGGTTTGTTTTTGGGGACGGGTCACCTGTCCGCGGGGCACTCGTCCCCGTACCCACCCCCTGTAAGGGGGTGGGGTGGTGGGGGGACGGCTCACGACCCATCCCGGGACGGGTCGGGGACGGGTGGGGACGGGTCGTTTTGTCCTGCAGATCAGCCTGTGGATAACTCATTCTTGACCTCCCTCGACAACGTGGAGGCGTGCTGTTCCACCGACCGGGATGCCGTCGCTTTCAGCCCTGTAGGCGTGTGCTGAGCGTAGTAATCGTGAATTCCTTGGACCTTCTTTTTCAATTAGATAATTCTTTTCGAGAAGGTAATTGACCGCTCCTAGTATTGTTTCATTTTTTGCTTTTCCTCCGTCTTCTCGGTAGATTTTTTTGAGTTCGGTTATTGAAATTGGTGTCTTGTATCTTTCGATTATTCGGGAGAGTTTTTCCATGAGGTGAATGGGGCGGAATTCTTTTATGCTCGTGTTTTCTTGGGTGGTGTCTGGTGGGTTGATGGTGGTGATGATTTTGTTGGGGTTGGTGCTGTCGATGGTGATGCGTGCTGCTTCTTGGGTGCGGTCTGAGGGGCGGTATGTGCCTGATTTGGGTCGGATGCTGCCTGGCCTGTCTTTGGCGATGCGTAGTGTGATGGTGCCTTTCATTCCGCGGCCTAACGGGTGGATGACTTCTGCGAGGTATGAGGCTCCGTCGATGGCGGCCATTTTGGTTTGGCCGCCGATGGCGAAGCGTCCTCTCGTGTCGGTGTTTTTGGTGACGTGGTCGATGAGGATGACTGCTGCGCCGGTGTGTCGGGCGATGGTGCGTGGGATGTGGCGGTGCCATCGGGCGATGTCGTCGTTGTCTTTGCTGGCTGCTCCTTCTTGTGTGAGTGCGTCTGTGACGCCGTCGATGATGGCGAGTGTGTATGTGTGTGTGAGGAGTGTGCGGAATGCGTGTTGTTCGCGCGTGGTGTAGGGGGATTGTTCTGGCCTGATGTAGGTCAGACCATCGGCAATCTGCTTATGAGTGCAGCCCATGAGGGTGAGGCGTTCGATGATTTGGCCTGCGTCGCTTTCGTAGTCGATGTAGGCGACGTTGTTCCCGGCTTGGAGTTGGCGGGCGGTTTCGGTTTGGATGATGAGGCTTTTGCCTGATTCTGATTCGCCGTGGATGTCGTGGACGAGGCCGGGGTAGAGGAGGGCGACGTTGTCGGTGCGTGTGAAGAGCGTGGGGACTGGCGGGGTGTAGGTGCCGTCGAGGTATGGGGTGAGGTTGGCTGGTTGCCATGTCGGCGGCAGGTCCTCGTTGTCGTCGCCCTCGCTGTTTTCGTGTTGTGGCGTGGTGTCTGGGTTCGTGTCCGCTTTATCGTCTTTGTTGTCGTGTTCTTCGCTTGGTGTGAGTGGTGTGAGGGGCAGGTCGATAATGATGTCGCCCTCGTGGTCGTGTGTGCCGTAGCCGTCGTGGGCGAGTTGGCGCGCAGCGGCTTGGTAGTCGCCACCATGGTTGAGGAGCGCGTAGGCGGCGAATTTGGTGTAGGGGGTTTCTGGCAGGAATTCTGTGCTGGTGGTGAACACGTAGAGCCTGTCCCTGTCGGTGTTGTGCCCGGTGGTGGCGGATATGCCGGTTTTTTTGCCGGGCCTGCGCCAGTAGGTGGTGCGGCCCTGGGTGAATACGGGTGTCCACCTGTGGGGCGTGAGGATGTCGTTCCACGTGGTGGTGTTTTCGTAGTGGTCGCCTGGCCTGTCGCCCTCACGGTCAGTTGTGGTGGCGGGCGGTGTGGCGTGTTCGGCGGGGTGGTATTCGTTGAGGGTGGCGGTGATGATCGCGTAGAGGTCTTCGACCTGCTCGCTGGTGAGTGTGGGGATCGTGGCGGGTCCGCCTGTGATGCGTTTCCATGGGATGCCGGTGTGGTGGTATTGGCCGGGGGTGGGGCTGGTGACGCTGTACCCGCCTTCCCCGCGTGTTTCTGCGAGGACTTCCCGCTTATTGTTCATGGCGAGTTTGCGGTTGGGCTCAGATGGCTCACTGGTACGGATGTAGAAGTGCATTCCCCCTGATGGCGTGTTTTCGCTCCACCCGGTGAGGATGGTTTGCCACAGGCCGCTGAGGCCGCTGCCTTGCATGTTGGTGGCGAGCTCGCCGAGTTTGCCCATGGCGCGGCCTTCGAGCTCGATCATGGTGAGGTTGCCGGACACTGCCCCGCAGATGACGGCAATACCGTGCTGCTCGCCGGTAAACCATTGGTCGGCCTGCGTGAGTGTGGCGCGGTGCTGCGTGTAGGGTTTCCACGCGACGGCTGGCCGCTTGTCGCCCCAGTCTGTGGCGGGCAGGATGGGGATGATACTGATGCCGTTAGCGAGGCATTCGTGCGCGTGGGCGAGGATCGGGGTCATTGTTGTGGTTCCGTGAAAAGTGCAGGCTGATCTGGGGTTGGGTCTGGGTCGGGTGTTTCGCGCTCGATAAGCGTGACAGTCCACTTGGGTGGTGAGACGAGTTGGTGGCCGACGTCGAGGAGCAGGTCACGGTCGTGGACGGCTATTCCCTGCCACGTCCAGACCGGGCTGGAGGGAAAATTCTTCGTGTGAATGCGGAGCATGTCGCCTTCCTTAATGTCCTGCTTGGTGATGGGCTGCCACATGAGAGTGCTCCTTTCCTTGTTTGGCTTGACTGTGTGGTTTGGTGCCCGCCCGCGCCTTGCACGCGGTGTGGCTGCTGGCCGGGCTGTGGAGGGCTATTTGATGGTGTTGCGGATGATAGCGACCATGCTCGGGTCGATTTGGAGGGCGCCTGCGATCGCCTGGTCGTCGAGGCCTGCCTGAATCAGCGTGGTGATCTGCTCACCCTGACTGGCCACCTGCCCCGCCGAAGCGGCTGGTGCTGGTGCCTGTGCTGCTGCCGGTGCGGCTTGCGTGGGCGCGGCCTGTTCCTGCAATGCCTTGTCCATCCCAGCCACGTCGCCCTTAGCGATCTGGTAGGAAAACATCTTCTCGTGGTACGACGAGCGGCCATCCCTGCCGAACTGCTTTTTCTCCTCGAGGAACGTCGCGGTGAACGTGTTGCCCAGGGCGAGAGCTTCACTGGCTTTCGTAGACCCGAACGCGCGCATCGCGTCCAGGAGGGCGCGCTTCTTATTGCCCCACGCTGGAATGTAAACGGCGCGCTGCCCATCATCGTCCGCGTCCACCTGCTCACCGGTCTGGATGGTGATGACGAACTGCATTTTCGGACTACCGTCCTCGAATTCGGCAGGCTTACCGGTCGTATAGTCGGTGGTCTGCCTGTAGTCCAGATCAGTGATGGTGCCGGTCACTGTTTTGCCCGGCAGGTCGTCCTTACTGAACGCGCTTTTACTGCCGGTTTTCAGGCCCTCGTCAATAAGCGTGTAATCGATCATGATGCTTTCTCCTTCTTGTTGTTGTTGCTGGTTGGCAGGTCGATGGTGATTCCACCGACCGTTTGGTGTGGTGGCTGCCAGTCGGGGTAGCGGCTGCACGAATAACAGCCGTCCGCCCTGGGCAGGCCACTGATCCACTGGTCCACGCCCCCGTTGCCGGTGAGGCTGCGTAGCGTGGTGATCTGCGTGGCGAACCGGTTGGCACGCTCAAGCGCGCTGACGGCTGCCTGCTGGTCGTATGAGGCGGTCCACCAGTAGTGATCACTCCACTTGTTGGATGTGCGGGGCAGGAAGCAGATCGCGACCGTGCTGATCGGTATGCCTGCCTGGTTCCACCCGTGGGCGTACAGGTGTGCTTGCGTCTGGTACACGGCGGGTGGCCCGTCGTGCCTGTACTTGCGCAAGGAGGTGGTGGACACGTTTTTCCAGTCGATGACCATGCCCGCCTCAAGGTCGACGAGGTCGGTGCTGCCTGTGATGGGCGTGCCCGCGATGGTGCCGACCGTGATTTTCTGCTCGGTTAGATACCGCTGCAATGCGTCTGGACTGGCGTATTCTGGCCTGTCCCACTCAGCCCTGTTGAACGCGTCTTCAAGCCACAAGTGCATCGCCGTGCCCACTGTGGTGACCCACGGGACGCCCGCGTCGTGCTGCTCCCACCCGGCGAGGCGTGCTGCCAGGCAGTGATCGCACGGGGTGCCGATCTCACTGGGTCCGATCGTTTTCTGCAAGGACCGGGGGTGGTGCGTGATCGCGTGCACGATCACCTGTTCGGCGTCGGCTTGCGCCTGCTCGGGAGTGACGCCTGTGGGCTGGCTCCACGAGGGCAGGCGGCCTGTGATGGGTGCCTTGCTCATTTGATGGTGACTCCTGGCGTGCTCACCGTGTAAAAGCCGTCCTGTTCAAGGACGATTGTGGGGATCATGCGTTTGACGGCCGCAATGTCGATGGTGGGCTTGTAGTACTCGGGGTTCCGCGTGGCCGGGTAGGCGGCTGCGAGTTTCTTAGTGTCAAGCCTGCGAGCGCCCGCCCTCACGGTGATCGTGTATCCGTCTTCCTCACGCGTTTCACCTTCGGGAATGAGCGTGCGCACGTGGTCTTCCAACTGGTGCTTCTCGTCGGTCAGCTGGCTGATTTGCTTGTTGATTGTTTGGATTCGGCTGGCGGTTTGGGCGAGCGTCATGGTGGTCATTTCAGGTTCCTTACTGCGTTTGCGATGTCGCGGATTTCTTCTTTGAATTTGGCGAATTCGTCGTCTGTGTCAGCTATCTGCTCGTAAATGTTTGTGATGTGCTCGTGCGTGTATTCGTCGAGTGTTTCGCGTAGGTTTTTGACGGCTGCTTCGACTGAGGCCATTTTCTGTAGCACGAGGTCGATCTGGTAGTTCACTTTTCGGCCTCCTCTGCCTGCCGGTACCCGATGAGGTTGATTATTTTTCCTGTTTCGTTTTCTGCTGCCCAGATGTAGGCA